GAAGTGAACGCGGATTTATTTTATAAAAGCTGCTGCTCAAAAGCAAAGTTTCTTCAAAAAATTTTTCAACAGCGTCATAGGTGTCAAGCATCCAAGGACGATACGGAGTAATCTTTTTTCCAATATGTGGATTTTGTACCTCAAATAATTTCATAACTTTGCAAACTCCTCAAGCTTTGCTTCAATTAATTCTGCTTTACAGTCGAGCACGTCTTTTTCTTTGTGAAGGTGTTTAACGATAATACTGCAAGCTTCGCCAGCTCTTACCATTGGTTCTTCCTTATCAATACCAGGGCCAGGACCTACAGCTATAAGTTCAGGGCAAAGCAAGAATGAAAGTAGACCAGTCGATTCTTTAAAGTAAAAAGTAAATTGACGAACGTGCGGGTAAAACTTTCCAACCTTCTTAAAGTTAATTGAGTTTCCGCCTGCAAACATCGAGCGTACATCCTGTGGGCCACCTTCAAGCGTTGGGATATCACTTTGATCGGTTACACCATAAACAAAATTCTTGCAACTTACGTGTGAGATATCAAAAGGTTTATATCCTTTCAAGTAAAAATTTAAATCCTCATGAATAATCTGTGGAAACTCGTCAAAACTTTCAATTTCAGCTTCGTCAAGCGATAAAGTATTAACTGTATCAGGAAAACCTGCAAAATTTTTAAGTCGGACTCCTGCTGGTATTTGAAGCGTGTTAATATGCGACCACTTTGCTGGCAAAATATGGTAGCCATTTTTTTCAATGAAAAAAGAATCTATAGTTGGACCAAAAGACCCTTTAGGTTTGACAAAAATTGAATCATGACAGCTTACCTCTAAATTGCGAGGGTTGATTTTTGCCTTGTCATTGTCAAACAGTTTTAGCCCTTGAAGATACTCTTGTACCTCACGGTATGTTTTTAACATCCACGGGCAGTACGGTGTAACTTCGCGGTCTAAATAAGGTTGTAAAACTTCAAATACTTTCATAATTTTGCATTTTGTGAATATCCTTGTTCAATTAACTCAGCTTTAACGTCTAAAAGATCATGATTTGACCTAAGCGCGCCTTGAATTATTTTTGCCCAAGGAGTTTGATTTCCTGTAATAGTTATAAATTTAATGTAAGGAATTAACATTAGCCCTAAACCACCAACATTAATAAACTGCGGATTGTTTAAAATTATTTGATTTGCAAATGTAAATTTTTTATTAACACCTATTAAACTATTTAAAAAATTATGCGAACAATAAAGCTTTATTGAATAGTACTCATATGTTTCAGAATTAGGAAGTTCGCGAAAGCAAAGTTGCATATCATTGTCAATTCCAAGCTTATCACCAGTCACTTTAATTCCAACGTCATTTAAAATTTCATTTACTTTATCAAGTTCATCCATTGTTATATTTGGTTTACAATTAAACAAGACTCTTATATAATGATTGCGTTTACCTGATAAAGTACCATTATCAAACATATCAGAATCAACATATTCAATACCTGGCAGAAATGTAGTGTCGTTAAGCGCGTCAATAACATTTTGTAAAGCAGAATAATCATCAAAGTTATTAGAAAATGACATTTTAGACTTAAGTGTAAGCCAATTTGGCGCCATCTCTATTAAAAATTGCTTAAAGCTTTGCATATTGACTAAATCCCTTTTCTATTAATTCTGCCTTACAGTCAAGCATGTCACGTTCACCTTTTAAATGATTACTGATAATTTCAAACCATAATTCATTTTTTGTTATTGCGAAATTTGAATGAATAGAAAACTCTCCTTTTATTAATAAAATTCCAAGAACATTACTTTGAATATACGGAATAGTTCCAGCAGTAAAAACTATTTCACTAAATCCGTCTGCTAAAACACGAATATTTGAATACTGACTTTTCTTTTCATTAATAATAGTAGGGATCATTTTGTGAATATTCGTAAGTGATGTCGGTGAGCTTGCCTCAATAAAAACATCATCAACATTATCAACTACGATACCTTTAAACGGAAGATTAATCCATACAAAACTATTAACTTCCATTTTTATGTCTGAACCAAATTCCGCACGAAGCTGTTGAATAAACCCATTCCGTAACTTTAAGCAATCAACGCTTTGAACCAATGGAAATGACATTTCAAGTTCATATACCGGGCCATCAGCTCCAAGTGACGTTAAAATATCATCGTCTTCATAATTATGTGTTCGCTTTAATGAAAAAGCGCGCTTAAAGTTATTTTTAACAGTGTTAAACTCTTCGACCGTAGCTGGAAATCTTCGCTCAAGATCAGATTTGCTTATTTCGTGATCTTCTCCATTAAAAAGTTCATCATCAGATTCAATAAAAATCTTAGGAACTATTTTAAAAGCTGTTACTGGTTGCAACCCCTCTTTTAAGAAATGTTTAAAGTTTTGCATGCTGTCCAAATCCATTTTTAATTAATTCTGTTTTACATTCAAGCAGGTCACGATCTTCACTTTTTAAGTAACCGTTCAAAGTACTTAACCAAACCGGTATATCATCAGTATCACAACGTAAAAATTCAAGATCATCAATTAATAAAAAACCAAGACCGCCCTCTTTAAATTCATTAATATCAAAAAGACTTAAAGTCTTAAATGAAAAAGTATCCTTTGTAATTTTAATTTTTTTATGAATACCGCAAAGACTTTCAAATTTAGTGTTACCATTTAAAAACAACTTAAAACCATCTGGTGACCAGACATTGTTTGGCATTTTAAAAAGATCAGCAAATATATTAACTGAAAATATTGAATATCCTAATTCGCTAATTTGTTTTTCAATCCATTTAAATGTAGATTGCGAAATAAGTTCAGTGCACGGTTTAATCGCTTCAAAATCAAATTCAAGTTCACTACCACGATCTAGATAAAAATCAATCGGTCGCAAATAAGGTTTAAATGAACTTTCATTCTTAAAGCTATAAACTAAACCACCAATATTATCTTTGAAATGATTAAGTTCTTCGCTAGATCTAGTAAAATTTACATCTAATACGATTTTAAAAAGTGCGTCATAATCAGGTTCAGCTTCTATTAAAAATTGCTTAAAGTTTTTCATGGGGTCAACCAACACCTGTATTCTACGTGCATTGCATTTACAAAGATTCGCTCAAGCTCTGCTGGGCTAATACAAGTATCAGTGATTGGAAATCCGCCTTTCTTCCACATTTTTGCCGCCATTTCAGAACAAAATTCACCTTCTTCATTCACTGCTGGAAGCCAACAATATTGTTTTATGCCAGACCAAATAGCTTTCAAGTAACTGTATGGAGCTTTATTAATTTTAGAAAGTAAATCATCTGAAAATAATTTGAAATCAACATATGATGGCATCGCAAGAACATGAAGATCTTGTTTTGAATATTCAGAAAGTGAAATAATTCTACGATGACTATCCATGGCTTCAACTAAAAACAAACGTTTTTCTTTTGTTAACTCATTTGTTAACCAAATTGCTATTCCAACATGATAAATTGGCGAGCCAGTAAAAAATGAAATCGTGCTGGCAAAAAGGGAGAATCTTTTAGGTCGAAGTATTGTTACAATATCACCACTTTCAATTAACTCTCTACCTTGCGCGTACTGTAAAACTTTCATTAGACTATCCTTACTGAGCCAGTGCGAGCTACTGAATGATTTATTGTCAATGAATTGGCCGATGTATACTCTATTGCTTCAGGAAACATAACAACTTTCTGCCCATTATAATCAATTCTTACGTCTAAAATTGGATACTGCTGATTTAAATTATGATTGATTACCCAAATTGCTGAACTCGTATCTTGTGTAAAATTATAAGAAGGAACTCCAGGTGTCATTAAACTTTCAGACATAATTTTCTCCTGTTTAAGATGCTATTCTAGCTACACCAGAATATGGCGCAGAAAAAGTAATAATAACAGTTCCAACAGTATTACAATCAACACCTAATGGCACCATTTTAACCCTGCCATACCCTTCAATATCAACCATTACATCGACGGCAACAGGGTTTGGAAAATTATGTAAAATAGCCCAAGTATCACTAGGTGAAGCTTGTTCAAAATTTACTGTTTGAAGAACTGTGTGTTGTGCAAAGCTTGCCATACATATTCTCCAATTAAATTAATTTTGCCACGCCTACTTGTGGGTCAGTAAAACCAATAGTAAGCTGATTGACTGAATTATGTGTGATAACTTGAGGTTGAACTTCGACATTGCCAACGAAAACACGCACAATAGGATCATATCCAAGACCGTGATTTATTACCCAGCTAGATGCGGCAACTGTTTGATTCCAGGTAAAAGCAATTGTTGGTCTAACATTGCCAGAGATAGCTCCAGCCATTAACACAGCTTTACCGGCCATCTGCATTCCTAACTTGACTTGAACTTGAGTATTATTAATTACATTAATTTCATCAGGAATAACCGCTTTATTTTCAGTATCCCAAATTTGAACAACTAAATCAGTACTATTCAACGGATGAATGATCGTCCATGTGGTGGTGCCAGTTTGCTGAATATGAACGTACATATCAATCTCATTTGTAAGAGGAATCCAAATTGGAAGTCCTCCAACAATTGCCGCGCAAATATATACGATTTTATTTAAGAAAATTAAACGACCAACAACAGGTTCAGCTGGAAATTGTGTTTCAGTTTCCATTACGGCCTGTTGAATGAAATTATTTTGTAGGTCTATATTGCCGAAGTATTTCATTGAAAGCTCCAATTGAATTGATTTTACATATTTATCGCAAAGACAAAGAAAAGGGGCGCTTAAGCGCCCCTTTCTTACATCGATTTAATTAACTAGTGTCTTATGCAAGACCCATTACAACTGCCTTAATAGCAACTGCTACGTTGAAGGTAATTGTCAAAGTAGAGCTGTTATTAAATACGATGCTCTGAGGAATGATAACTTCGTCTGAACTATCGCAAATGGTTACGTTGCAGAACTTCTGACCAAGGTTATGGGTAACAGTGTGAGAAGTTGCGGCACCGCCGGTGTACAAGTAGTACATTGCGGTGACACGGTTGTTGATCTGAGTATCAAGTGTCTTAAGAGCAGTATCAAGAGCAGAAACTGCAGCCTTGAACGTTGTTGATGCGTCAACATAATTGGTACCAGACCATGCGTTCAATGAACCGTCAGTGTTAAGACCAACAGAAGATTCAACAGCGTTAACTTCAGCAAGTAAGCTAGATGCGCTGCTTTCAATTGAATCAAGACGAGTATCAACAGCTTCGATTGCAGCCTGAACAGTAGCAGGTGCGCCTGGAAGACTTGCAGTTGTGTTAACAAAGGTAATTGCAGATGCCTTGTGGGTGTGGTTACCAGGAGCCGCTTCGGTTGCACCGTCGCCCAAGGAAACACCGACAGCGTCAGCAGTAACAACGATAGTACCTACACCAGTCCAATCATTTGGATCGTCAAGACCTGTTGCACCAGTACCAGCAGCAGAAACAACTGCTAGAGCAGTACCGTTACCACCAATCAAACCAGCACCTGCAACGGAAGCGGTAAGCTCTGCTTCAGTGATAGTGTTTGTGGTTACCTTCAAGCCGTTTGCAGACTGAACGAGACGACCATTACCGCCGAGATCAAGCAAGAGGTGAACTTTTGCATTGGTAGCGGTAGAACGGGAAGTTGCGTTTTCAGTAAGAATAAGCGCAGAAGAAGTAGGATCGTAAAGATCAATACCAACTTCATCACCAGGAAGTTCTACGATACCTGCACCAAGGTTGACATTGAGCGTGTTGCCAGTCTTAGAAAGACCAATACCAGCTGTTACACCAGAAGCACCGTTGAACTGAACAAAAGAAACTGCGTCAGTACCAACAGTAGTAACTGCGTTAATCTGTGTCCAAGCGGTGTGGGCGTATACAGTGCCGTTTTCAACAAGAACTGCAGAGCCTTCAAATTCGGCAGCGGCGTCAAAATCTGTTGTACGAACCCAGGTGCCGGCCTTTGCTAAATAGATACCGTTTTCTGCAGCTGCAGTCTGAGCAGTAACAAGAACGCGCTCATCAGCAGAAAGCATGTGACCATCAAGAGTCAAAAGACCGCCAGTGGTAAGATCAACGTTTGCTGCTGCAAGAGCGGCAACTGGTTGCTTCCAAGAAAGACCAGTGATAGCTGCTTCCAACTGATTCTTGTTAATTGCGTCAGTACCTGCAACACCAGGAGCAAGGTTAGTAAGCTTGTAGCTGTTGAAGCTGATATCATGAGCAACGTTAGAAGAACCTGCATTATCCGCGCGGATGAACATTGATTCGTCAAGAACTGCAATGTTGCCAAGACCAAGAGAGGTACGAGCAGCAGCGCCGCGCTTAAGAGTCCAACGAGAACCTTCTGCACCACCAGTACCAACCATAACGTCATTCTGACCGCCGTGGGTAACAGCAACTGTATTGATTGTAAGGGTTTCAGAAGAATCTGCAGCAGGTGCAAAACCAGCGATTGTATCAAGGTCTGCATCCCAAGCTTGAACATTTGAACCAAGGGCAACACCGAGTTCAGTACGGAAAGCGGCGGCGTCAATAATAGTGAAGGTGCCATCACCAGCAGAAACACCAATGATATAACGGTTAGATGCGGTTGGAGTAAGAGCTGCAAGAGAAGTAAGCTGAGCATCAAGTGGTTGCTTGTTATCTAACTGATCTTGAATTGCGGATGTTACGCCATCAACATAGTTAAGTTCAACGGTCGTAAGAGTTGCGCCGGTAAGAATATTAAGCTCAGCAGCTGTAGAAGTAACAGCGTGAAGCTTAACTAAATCTGCAGTTACAACACCTGAAGTATGAAGCTGATTAACTTCAGAAGCGGTAGATGTAACATTAGAAACATCAGCAAGTACTAAAGTGTGATTATCCCACTTTGAAGTAGTACCGTTGAACATTGCAACTTGACCAGTTGTGGCTGCGAGAACGTTAACGTCGTCAAGTTCAGCAAAAGTATTGTGTGCAGTCATTGCGGTCTGCAACAAGTTAATTGCGTTAGTTACTGAGGTAGCACCTGCAGCGTAACCAGAGAAAGCTGCGCTGTTGAAAGTACCATCAGCGTTAACTGCTGTACCAAGAGAAGACTCAAGGTAATCAACTTCTTGCTGGAGAGCGGTAGCGTTACCACCAGTAGCAAAAGCCATCCAGGAGGTGCCGTTATTGTAGTAGTAGATGTTATCTACTGTATTAAAATAGATACGGCCCTTTTCAGAAGATGAAACTGTAGGCGCTGTAGTTAAGCGCTCAATCACAAAATTCTGAACTTCACCCTGGCCGCCATTGTTAAGGGTAATATTACCATTTATTCTCATTGTTTAACTCCTTTAGGATAGATAGAAAATCTCTTTTTAGTATTGTCTACGAACACTTGTTGTTAGCGCTTTGATCGCGTTGTTAAACGCAACTGGTTCTACTAACAACTGCCCCAGATCATATAACTGAACAGTATCATCGCCAACATCTTCAAAAAAGAAGGTTCCTTTATTTCCAGTTTTTTCAATATGGTGCAACTTAAAGCCTTTAACTTTCAAGGCTGCAGCTAATACAATATCCTGTGTATTAATTAGTTTTTCAGTCATATTATTTCCTATATCGTATGTTCGTTATGCCACTATTTATGAAAATTCAATTTTTTAGAAGCAAATTAACATCGCATATCCACTTTGTGGAGCGCCGAATGTTATCTGTACAGTGTCTAAATCAATAACTTGAACTTTATCTGGCAGAATTGAAGTAAAACCACCATCATAAATTGACCATTGAATACGCATTGTGTGTTTGTTGTGTGTTACTACCCAAATAGTGGCAGCAACGTTTTGAACATGCTCATATCCCTGTGGGCCTGAGGCAGTTACGTGAATATTTTGTACGGTTGTCGCTAAGTTGCTAAGAGCTTGTTGAACATTAGTTGCGCCTGGTATTGAACTAATAGGTGTAATCGAAATTTCAGTAGCAGCGTGTTTAGCATTACCATCATAAGTAAGGTGATTCTGAACTGAGTTGTTTAGTGTGGTAATGTTAACGTTGTTAATTGTTCCATTAACAGACATATTACCTGAAATTGACGCAGTTCCAGTAATAAGCGTTGCTTGGAGAAACGCGTTACCATCTTTGTCAATTCTAAATACTGGGGCACCGCCAAACGTTTTACGTACAGTAATTAAATCAACAGCTGGAACAACTCCGGCGTCAGGTTCAATTTTTAGCGGGGTTACGTTAGCATTTGATGGAGTAATTTGCCAGTGATCTGAATCTTGAATGTTTGTATTGACAATAGTTGAATTGCCAAGAACATTTAAATCACCAGTAATAGTAACAGCGCCAGTGCTTGAATCAACCTTAAAGAAAATTGTGGAATTGTTATCATCATAGATAACAAAATCCTTACCAGTATCGAGCTTAATTGAAGCATTGCCTTGATTATCATGAGATGCATCGTAAATTGTTTGTAAGTCTAGAGCATTGCCGTGATGACCACTTGTTGATGAGCCATCATCAAATAAAAGTCCTCTACCGCCAACGGTAAACGTTGAATTACTTGTACCACCCGCATTAATCGTTTCACCATCACGAAGACGATCAAAAATACCATCTTCGCTAAGATAAATAACCCGTCTGATGCTTGTTGTCATTATGGCACCTTAAATTGATAAACGCACTGCTGGCATTAAGTTCATAAAAACTGCATCTTTATCATAGACAAATCCAACTTGTTGCGATATACCAACTGCTGGTGGAGATAAAGTAATCTCTCCATTTGCTGAACAAAATAATGGTTTACCAGCTGATGTCGATGCAAAATTCCATTGATCATTTCTAACGATGCCGTTTGCAACTACGTGCCCGACCTCTGTGGCGTATAAATCTTCCTGTACGATACCATGAATTTGACGATTCGGTTGCGCTGATGAAGCTAACGCAATCTTACCAAAATTAACATATGAAACCAAGTGAAATTTTGGGATAGGTTCAACTGCTTCTCCGAAAAGTTGAGCAGCTTCAAACTTAACATTTTCACTCGAAGTGTGAGAAATTTTTAAATCTGACTCAGTAGTAACAAACGTTCCATCATTATTACGAAGCGGTTTATTGTTAGTACCGAATATGATGTTACCAGAATTTACTTCCTGATGCTTGTTGATCTGTGATCCAACAGGAAACGGAATAATGATGGCGTTGCTATCATAAGTTGCAGCAAAAAGACGAATTTTTGGAATCCACTTTGAGCCATTCCAAACTTTCATCGTCATTTCAGATAAATCAAACCAGTGCTGATCCTTTGCAGGATTTACTGGCTGATTTGGAGTAATCATTGGCGGCAGCGTTGTAAAGCTGCGAGTCAAACTACCATCAAGAAAGCTAATATCCCAATACAGATATTGCGTTATACCGTGAGGCGCAAACGGCCCCCAAGCGTGCGTTATAGTCTTCGTTTCTTCAATTAAATAGTTAGCGCCTTGATGCGCAATTGAAATAATTGTTGGATCAGGTGATATAATTAAATCAATAAATTCACCACCAAGAGACGACTTACGTAAGAATGTTGGTGTTCCAGTGTAATCCGTTTGACAACGTACAATTCCGTGTCTAAAGCTTAGTCTCACAGTTTAAATCCTCTATCCTTAAGAAACTGAAATAGTCAAACTGTAAGTAATTAACAGCTCACGATTAGCAGTTTTTTCAATTGGATTAAAAATCAAATGTGTTAAAAGCAGTCCGCCGGCATTTGCAGCACCGTTAGAAGCAGTATCTGCCAAGAGTGCTAGTTCATCGAAAGCAAAACTATATCCAAAATCAGTGCCGGGTCCATACGGAGGGTCTATTGACGGCGGATTTGCTAAAGCTTGATCTGGTCCCGTATCAGTTGATAGCTGTGTTGCAGGTTCATTGACAGCAAGTGTAAGCGTTGCAACCACAATTGATGTTAAATCGCCTGGAACAGAGCTTGCCGCAGAAATACAAGAATTACCTGAACCAACAGACACTGAAGAATCATCAATAACTTCTTCATACGTTTGGTTGTAAAGCGTTGCATTTACGCCAGTCGTATTTGGTTGCAAGTAGTTAATTTTTAACGCAGAGTCAATATAAGTTCCACCATTACCAAGCGCAAGCTTAAAAATTGTTCCATAAGGTTCATTTGCTAAACCACGGGCAATAGTGCGCGCCATGTTCTGCGGATGAACAGCGTTGCATGTCCAAGGAAGAAGGATTTCTCCAGTCTTCTTATCTTCTATCTTAACGCGTCCTTTTACAAAGGATGAAAATCTTTCGTACATATTAGATGTCCCTAAAAAGTTTAGTATTGCATTTGTGTTATTTATGAAAAAATTAAGTTATCGTTACTGTAATAGCTCTTGGTGCTGGTAGTTCAATTAAAAATGCTTTATCCGTCAAAATAATTACCGTATAATCAGCAATGTCACCTAGCCAAATTGGATAATCAGTTAAAATTGCGTTCGTGTATGCGTCTTTTACTACAATTGTCGGTGTATTTGGTATATTATGATCCACTTTTACACGCATTATTTCTTTAGTTGGATTTTGATCAGGTGTATGATAACTCGGTAAATTTAAACAACTAAAAGTTTCATGTGCTTCTAAGTGAACCTCGACTTCAAAAGTGCCATTTAACAGCTTCATGTAAAATACGGCGCTGTCTACGATTCTACTTGTAGAAGATTCCTCTACTCCACCAATGTGAGCTGGAGTATTTAAAGGGTCATCAGAGATTGAAGTTAAATTCGCAAGTCCGTAATACGCCTGATCATCATAACCACCAACAAAAAGAGAATTTGGGTCATCACCTGCGTGTGGTGGAACGGTTGTTGGATGTGGTGCTGCGTCATATGGCGCAACATCATACCCAACCGGCAGAATAAACGTAAATGGAACTCCAGGTACTACTTCATCATAAACCTTAACACGAATATCATCTTTCCACATTGGCATTATGCCACTGTCGATCTTAAAATCATACTTTTCTGTTATTGCAACACTAGCGGTATCATAAAATCTATTTACTTCTGAAAAGCTAATAAAATCAGTAAATTTTATTCTTGGATGTTCAGTGAAAGTATCGCGTTGATCAACTTGGAATGAAAAATTTGTTCCAACGGGAACATAATTATCAACAAATGAAGTATCTAAATCAATGAATTGAATATCGTTGTTTGTAGTAGGGTCTGTTAGATAATGAATTGTGCCAAGACTTTCAAATGTTTTTCCGTCCTTCGTTTTATTTGAAAGATAAACATTCTGCTGGCGACTTTCAGTCGGAAAATATTTATTTCCGACCATATGAATAGGAACCCAGCTACTTTCAGATTCATTCGTAATTGCGTATTGATCACCATCACGCAATCCCTTAATCGTTACGTATTTTGTACTTGCTGTTTCTGTAACAAAAAAGTTTGTGTAAGTATGTCCATTGATAAAAACACCTGCTTCAACTACTGTTTTTGGAATAACAACATTTATAGTTGATGCGTGCGCAACGCCAGCTGGCAAATTGTACTCAACAAAACCGACTATTGAATAACGATCTCCAGGATTCAACGGTTCAGAAGTAAATTGAAAATTAGTAAAAGTAAAATTACTATTAAATTCACCATTTACAAAAAATTGAATTTCTTTATACATACCTGGTATTCGCATGGTGATTGGACCACCTTTTGAAATACCATGCGCAAATGTTTTAGGAGTTGTTCCTAATTCTTCATGATTTTTAGCTGAATTTTGAATCCAAAATCTAAACGTGTCGCTTTCCGCACCATCAATAATGATAGCTGAGTTTAAAGCTGGGCGTTCTTTAAATATTATTAAATCATGACCATACCAAAGATCAAAATCGTGTGCCTTTACGTTAAAGTCAAAACTATAATAAAGTGGAAAATCACCAGTTATTTTAAAGAAAACTTTTCCGGCGCCTCGATAATCTGTTCCAATCTTTAAAAGATCAGTGTAATCAAACCCTGGCACTGCTCCAGTTCCCGTTCCAGCAACTGAACGGTTTACGGAAAATACTTGATCAGCTTCATTAATCAGTTGAAGCGAATATTTTTCAGTTACTGAATCAAGACGCGGTTTATGTGTAAACTCAATTGCGCGAGCACCATCTAGAATAACTGATGACGGCGTTTTTACTTCTGCTGTTGTAGTTTTATTATTTTCAACGTGTTCAATTTGATAAAATGGTTCAGGAATAGTAAAGCCAATTTTACCGTTATAATAGCGTTTTCCAACAATTGCGGGGTCTTGCCAGCCAGAAACTGTTCCATAAACAAGATATGATGGTTTATCAGCAAATACCTCAAATTTAAAAACATCACCAGCTATAATGTCAAGACTTGCTGCATAAATTGTGAAACTTAGTAAATCAGAAAAATAAGTTTCTCCAACAGTAGCCAAACCTTGATCACCACTTACAGAACCAATTACCGTAAAAGTAGTACCATTAATTGCAGTAAGGGTCCATACCTGTGCAGGGCAGTTCCAGAATGTAGAAGCGTATAGTGAAATATAAGGGTTATTGATGGAGTGGACTTCAATAGGTGGTAACTCATTGGCGTCTAAACTATAATTTGTTATGTTAAATGAAATTTTATCGCCTTCCACAAAATGAGTTGGCGAAGTTCCTACAGTTGTTCCCCAAGATGAAAATGCAGAATACGGCGGAGTGTGGGCCGTTGGAATATCCTCATGTAGAATTGGAACAATTGTAAATCTTACTTTTCCATTATCGTATGGAATATCAACTGTTGCATCAGCAAATGTTTCTATTAAAACAGTTTTTGAATTATCAGTGTATTGTTTAACTGAAAATGTTGTTGCTGTTTTCGCGTCAAGTTCCCAGAAGCTTGTTTCAACTAAGTCAGTAATTGTCCAAACTTGAAGCTCTGTTGGGTTATAAATTGCAGGTGTTTGAAAACCAAAATGTTCAGCATAACCGCTGTTAAATGTTGCATTACTAACTTCAAGCTTTCTACCATTTTTAATGTAAGGAGTTGGATTATTCAGCGTAAATGAAAATTTTGACCCAATTGGAAATGCTGTAGGACCTGGCTGAATTGTAAAGCTAATAACTCCATTATCATAAGGTACCCCTAGAGTTGCTTGCGCAAAAGTTCTAGTTACCTGACCAAACGCTAAGTCTGCTTTTTCAATAACGTCAAATTTTGTTGTTAAAAGTGGATCACGTGAAATTTCCCAATATCTTGTTGGAGCTCCTTGATCAACAATAGTTAAATTTAGCGAACTAAGATCATAATTTTGAAATGGCGTATTATATGGGTACGCGTCATAAAATTCAAAATCTTTAAAATTTGGAGTTGAAGGTTGAGCCGTTTTTAACCAATTAATAAAAGTCCAGATATCATTTAACTGCGATTCAGTAAAAATAACAGCGTTGCTTAAATCAAAAAATGGTGCTTCTGCCGGCGCATCTGTTAAAAATAACTGGAATACTGGTCTACCAATAGTTGTTAATTCATTGGAGATATCAACATATCCTAATGAAAAAAGATAACTCATGAACGCGGTAAAAACATCACTGTCAGTAAATGGCGATGGATCATAACCATCAGATAAAGCTAACTTTTCAATTGTAGGCTTTGGATTTTCAATAAAAATTTCAAACCAATCAGTAACTCGAAAATCATAGGTTCCACTGTTTATCGTAAAACCGATTTCAGAATTTGAATATGGGGTATCAATAAACGCATTTGCCATTGTACCTGAAATTTCACCAACGACCGTAAATTCAGTTGGTGAAATTGCAGTTAATAACCAGCGTTGCGTTTTTACTGCAGCATGATTGATAATAACTGGATCCAAATAACCTAAATTTCTAGAAAGAAATAGTGGTCTAGAATATGCTAAAGGGTCCGTCTTAATTAATGACCAAGTTTCAACAGGAGCTGTTGGATTTACATAAACTTTACAAACAGGTTCAAGAACAATTTTATCGCCAATTGTTAATTCATCCTGCTCAATTAATGGGTGACTTACTCTAAATGAAATTTTTGGTGACGTAAATTTTTTACCAGCAATCGCAACACCTTGATACCCACTTACTTCACCAATTACATTAAACGCAACAAAGTCAACTACTGGCGCAGGCTCAGTAATAGTAACAATTTTACCGGTATATCCAGGAGAATCAATAATGTTAGTAAAATTGACAATAATATTATCATCAGTAACTGAAATCTTAGCTGGTATAATCATCTGTTGGCCTTCTGGACCATCGACATAAACTGAGATTACTGGAGTTGAACTGCCTGATTCATTAGGAAAAATCCAATCAAAAAGAGGAACTTGCTGATTATAAGTATGGCCAATTCCATTTGTACTTGACGCTAAAATAACCTTTCCAGCTTGTGGTGAGCTAAATTTTATTTGAGCGTGATACTTGTCAATGATAATTGTTTCAAGCGGAAGAATTGGAACATATTTTCCATCTTCTAAAACATAGCTTTGAATTATTACATCGGTTGTTCCTATATCATGCGGAATGCTCCAAGTAACCGAAGGAGTTGTTTGTTCAAATGTAAATATTTGAAGCTGAGTGTCTAGCGCGTTCAACGCACGAAGCACACCTTCTCGTGGTGAATTAAATTCAGCAATAACGTGATTTGAAGTTGTAATTACATTGTTTGGAAGCGCCGCAATTAGAGTTCCTGGATTTTCAGGATCATCAATATAAGTTTGAAAAACAACGTCAGTAATTTCAGCTGGTTTATTAATTACCCACTCAGTTAATGGATATGGTGGTGAAAGTATTGTTGCTGTTGGCGGTTGATAATTAGAGGAAATAATGTTAAAAATTTCCAACGTCCAATTTTCATAAACGTCACCAGGTGTTTCAATATGCGTTATTTTAAATAAATCAGAAATATAATTCTGAAAATAAACATTCGCATTTTCTTTTACCTCAAAGCCAGTTGAAATATAACTCGACGCAGTTGGACTGGTTTTCCAACGATTTTGTTCACGATCAAGCTGTGTCCACGTACGGTTGAGCGGATCAACTTTAAATGAATTAACGCCGTGAGATATAAAAAAATCAACGGATTGTGATTGAGCAAATGAATTAACTTTAACAGTCGTTATTTCTTCGACAGCGCGCTGGCGCATTACTCCTTGTAAACCAGGAATATCTAATGTTTCACTTGCAACACCTTTAAAAATATGTTCACAAACACCTGTTGTAAATCGAGGAGTTAAAAATGGCGGAATTTGAAGTCTGGTTTGCCAGCCATCGGACGGAACATTTATACGCCACTTACCATTAAGATGAACCCACGTATGATTCTGATCTTTAATATTAACGTCAACGTTATCAAAAAATTTATATTCATCTACTATTTCAGTTATTTTACAATGATATGGTTTAACGTCATTGATAAAATCAACAAGCGACTGAATATAACGCGCATTTTTAGTAGTCATTGAATGGAATTACCTGCGGTGGCGAAATTGTTCTAACTGAGTGAACTGCTAATCTTGATGTTTTAAATAAATCAGTAAATTCAAAGTTATTAGCTAACGCGTCATTTAAAACTTCAAAGAATAATGTGTTTATTTGACGTGGAGAAGCTAATCTCCAAATAGTATCAAGTGTCCTTCTTGTTGCAAAGGGAGTTGCAAACCAAAGATCCGCCTCAATAAAATTCAAAGCTTCGATGTAATCTGGAATATTTATTCCTCCAATATTTTTTACTAATTTAGTGTTCAGGATAGCATCTCTCAAAGTCGCTAACACTAAATGTGTATCAACCATTATTTGATCTTTTCCAAAACCATAACGTGTACGTGTATTGTGACGAGCATCATAATCAATTCTATTTTGAGATGGAAGTTGATCGCCTCGAGAATTTTGACCACATGCTGTGTCAGATAATTTATCCCAAAGTTGTTTTGGTATTTTATGTTTTTGATCTGGTCTAATCTGTGTCCATTCCGTGTGAGTATTCTTAAGATCAAGCTCTTTAGGATCATCTCGTAAAGTAAAATCTTCAGTAAATCTTAATTTATATGAATCATCACTTGTAACAAATAAGTTCAAACCATGAACGCTTATCGCGTCGTAGCGCGCTGGTTTAGTCAAAGTGGCAGGTAACAAATTATGAAATGTTAGGTATGTACTTGGACCATTTCTTAGTTGAATTTCAGCTTGCTGGGCTGACATTAAATTATTTGTAGCAGCAAATGTTTTATTTCGTACCCAGAAAAAATAATTATTACCAATAATCGTTCCTTCAGAATCACGTTGAGGCACAATAACATATTGATAATCATTTTTAAATTGAGTTTGTATCGTTAAATCATCTTTGCTTTCTGGGTCAAATGTCAACTCAATAGCATTTGGTTCATACTTTCGATACAAAACAACTACCTGTTGACCAGCTGGTATTTTATTTGTTAAATAAACAATATTTCCATTAACAGTAAAAATACTATTAAGCTGCAAAATTCCATTTATGTAAACAGAAATTCGCTTCGAGTTCAATGTCTCGTCAAACGTGAATGTCAACTTATCATTATTTCCAGTTTTCTTTTGTAATAAATCAGTGAGAATAGCCCAAGAGGTCCATGATGACTTTATTCTGTTTACAATTTCACCGCTATTAAGAACCAAAGGAGTCTTATTTTCAGCAACGGCTTCTGCTACAAGATCAGCAGTTGTTGCAACTTGAATCCAATCACCATAAAATGGTTGCCACGTATTGATAGGCGCATTCAAATCAGCCGAAAGTTGTTTTTGTGTAGGAATTACCTGTGCTATCCACTGTGTTTGCGAAATTAAAGGATCATTTACAAGTTCTAATGAAGCAAATGGAAGATGAGTTGTTATTGAAATTTGCTCACGAACTTTTACATTATGTCCAAGAGCAATTGCTTGCGCTATTTCAAGCGAATCAATATTATTAACTGCAGGAGTTAAAATTACTGCAATTCCAAGATTTGTAAAATCATACTTGATAGGAGCTCCTATTTGTCCAAAGAAATCTTCAATATCAAGACGCTGAGACAAAGTATTTGAAATAGCAATAACTCCAACTGTTCCATCAAAAATATCAAGCTTAAATGAAATTTCGCCAATAGCATTTCCAATCGAAGACACTTTGGCAGACGGTACAAAGGCAATAGAACTAAATTCAGCAGGTAAATCGACTAATCCTGGAAGCAACAATTCAAAACTTGAACCAATATCATAATTTAAAATTCCAGTTATCGTAGCTTCACCGACCGGTTTATCTTCATCCCATCCCCAAATTTTGACATTTGCATTTAATCCATGATCGCTAAATCTTCCATCATCAAGAGTTACATGTAAATCACTGATAAACAAGCGTGTAGAAGCACCAAGAAATTGAGTTACATTGCCTTCTGGAGGTGGGTTTGGAGTTCTTGACCAAGCAACTGGACGTTTCCACCAAATTCTATTACGAGAATAAGTTTCTTGACGAGCAACAGTTCCAGATTTTTTAAGACCACTTTCTATTTCTAATTTTCCTTCTTGTTCTTTTGCTTGCTTGTTATAAGTAAGAGGAGGAACATCTGATTGTACCCACTCATAGACCTTTATGTCAGAATAATCCGCTAATGATCCCCAACGTGATAAACGCTCCTCAATGGTTGAAAAGATTGAAGTATCGTAATATGGAACGTAATCAAGCGTTTCAGTATCCCACCAGACTCTACCAACTTCACGTTCCCCCCAGGTAGAAACGGTAGAATAATTAGGATTATCAGTAATAAGCGTAGAGCAATTGTAACGCGCTAAGTCAGTAGGCGAAATAATATTCACTGATTCAAGTGGTAACGGATTATGAGAATCAAATGCTGGATGCCAAACACTAATATCTTCTATAAGCGTTTGGCTCTTATAATTAAATAATTTAATTGGTGAAAATTTTGGTTTAGCTGGAATAAAACCAACTAATTCAACAGTTCCAGCTGTTAAAACGCGAATAGTATCAGAATTCACCTTTTCAACATCAACTCTAAATGAAAATAATTGTCCATTCGTGAATGGATTTAAGCCAGCTTCAATTAAGAATCCAATTTTACCATTATCATAATAAGTTCCAACAGTTCCATAATCTGCTTGAGTTAAAGTATCTCCAATTACGCTAAACTGAGTAGCTGATAACATCGTGATTTGCCAATTTTCGGCTGTTGCGTAGGGTCCATGAACTTTTATATCAGTAAGATTTCCATAACCTGTAACTTCCAGAGATGTTTTAACATTAGTTTCAAATACAAAAAAATCCTCGGCTACAAAAGCGATTTCACCGTTTATTAAGTCAAATTTAAATAAACCATTATCATACCTACCAAATCCAATATTTGTATCAATCACACCAGAAATTTCGCCTTCGAGTGTAAATGAATGTGGAGAGTTGGCACGCAATTTCCAAGTTTGAAATGGAATGCTATCTGAAATTGTTACGTTTGTTAATCTTCCGCTACCAAAACCAACCAACATTGGCTGCACAATTGTAGAAGTAAAAGCATCGCTTTTAAATGAAATAGGTAAAATAACATCAAGCTCTGTTCTAATTGTTTCAAATTCAAAAATATCAATTGAATCAAAATCCTGTGTTCCACTTTTAATTGATACAGTAAAATACCCGGGTAAAATAAGTGGTTCATCAACTTGTCCAGTTCCTATTAAGGTCGTTCCTTCATAAACATTGTAATGGTTAAAATCAATCGCTGTATCAAACTTGACTGAAAATATTGCTGCTTTCGTTATTTCATAAAAGTCATAAACATCAAAAATACCATTTCCAATTGTTGATCTGCTTATCAATTTCCACGTTGGTAGCACATTAAACATTGCCGTTCCAGCAAGTTCAGCTTCAAATGAAACATTAGCATTTAAATCGTCAATTAAAAACCAACGACTATCATCTAATGAGTCAATTCGCGTAAATGATGGATCAAACAATAATTTGTTTTGCTCATCTTCTGAAAAGAATTGAAAGCGACTCGTTTGAAGAGAGCAATCACTTTCAAAAAGTTTCATTTCTGGATATGCTTTTTGGCGCGCATCGCCGTATTCAGCTACTTTGTAAACCCAAAATTCATCAAGTTCGGCAGTATCAAACTTACTATTATTCGTAAATGCATTTATTGCAAAATTTGAGCCTTTAGCGCCTATTAAACCACGCCAAAATTGAAACTGTGTTGATTTACTTATGTCTAATTGGTCAAAATATTCTTTTTCATGATATCCAAATAATGACATTGCGTGCTGCGTAGTGTCATTATTTTGATAAACAAAATCAGAATCAAAATACTTAGCTACATTATCAACGCTTGCTTCAAGATTACGCTTTACTGAGTGACCTTGAAGATAAAAGCCGCCCATAGTTGGGCGTCGAGTTGATTTAACTTGACGTAATGTTTTAATTAAAAGCTTACTAATAATTAAACCTAAAAATGGATCATAAATTAAATTTACCTTTTCAGCTGGAAGAGCGTAATTTTCAAACAGTACAATATGTTCATATTCATCGATGTGAATATGAGCTGAAAAAATTGGAATTTTTGATGAAACCATTGTAATATCATCTTCACGAATCACTGTTAAAGCAGTCTTATCAAGCGCCTGACCTAACATGTCAAATACTAATTGACCACCACTAACGTCAGCAAATTTTGTAGAGTCAAAAGTTGAAACTAACCCCGTTTGTGTTTCAAACCAAAATGCTTTTGGAAATGGATTTAACACGTGACCTTGCCCAACATTTATCCCAGAGTATACAAAATCAATTAGCTTTTCTATTTCAAGTTGCCAATTTAAATTTCTACCTGTTAGATCGTCAATTTGAGAAACATCAGATTGATCAAAGCGCCAGCCGTCTTCCTCCAAGCGTTTAACATAGCCAAACATAATGTTTACTAAATTCTGAATACCCGTAACCACAAAAGGTGTAGACTGAGTTATTCTTGTTTCACCGTCAAGGTAGTGATTCCAATAAATGTCAGTATGACGTTTACTTAATGCGTGAAATGTTTGAAAATTTCCTGTAGCATTAAGATCAATGTACTCGATCACAGGATAATTCGGATTAAAAGTTTCAATTCGAAATTTCCAATCACTTCCATCAGTTGCAGGAATATACAGACCCTGTTCATTTAAAGCATAAGTGCCAATTTGAACAACCTGAATGCGAAATGCGTGTAACCATGATTCACGAACTATAGGATTCTGTTTAAATATTACAGAGCGAGCATTTGTTGTTACTTCATAAACGTCAGAACGAATTTCTAAATTATCCGTTTCAATCATTCCATCGCAACGATAACCAAGCTTTACGTCCCAATTTCTAAATGCAATTGACGCATAATTATTTCCATTAACATCAAGAGAGTTATATCGTAAGAGATTCGTAAATGACTGGTTTAAACCATTAAAACGATACGCTGTAAATGGTATAAACTTAAACTCAAATCCATCAAAAACAATTTGATCATTTAAAACAAACGGAATTCCAAGATCATCAACTTGTAGTTGACCATATGTGCCAATTGTTAAATCTTGACCTTCCACAACATAAAATTCACTATTTTCAATGCTTAATTTAAGTACAGTTACATTATTACCAACTTCACAAACTTTTAATGTAAACGGTAATGCAATATCAGTTATAACATTATCTGAAATGTTTCTAAGTGGAGAAACGTAAGATTCTCCATGAAGCTTAAAATCGATATGTGATAATTTTTTTCCAAGATAACGATCAAATTCCCAACCATTTACATCAAAAACAGTATTACCCCAAGTTTTTGCAAGGAACTCAAGAGGCGATAATTTAAAACCAATTCTTGTGATAGCGTGTTGAAATTCAATTGACTTTACCCAAAGTAATTCAGTTGGACCATAATCACCAATCACGTATGAATTTGCAATACCAGTTGGTATTGCATTCAATAAAGCGTCGCCGGAGTTCCATGCCGGAGGTGCAACATACGGCGGTAAAAGCTCATCAGTATGCACGTTTGTGCATACTTTAACAGTTGGATTTTGGGTTTTGATATAAACCCACATAGAGTCTTTCCACATTCTTACTTGCTCATAAATCATAGGATCAAGCATCGTAGTTGGATTAGACGTTAATTTCCAAACTGACCCATTCCAAGGTAACTCAGGACCATCGACAGTAACGTTGAACCCTGTTACTACTTGAGAAATGGTGTTAGCATCGTCCGCGCGCACGAGTGTTGCGGACGTTCCATTTATGGCGTGTACACGATAAATGCCATTTTGATGTAAATCACTTTGCCCAACAAATAAGAGACGTTGATTTACTGACAAGGAATAACCATTTACCGTAGAATCAAAGCCATCAGTTATGTTGAATAATCCAGCTATGTTGTTTCTAAAAACTAAAGAAACAGGAACACGTGACATTGACGCGTCATAAAAATTTTCAGTGTTTGCCCAAGTAGAATCCCAGTTCGAAGGTTTAACAGCAAAGTTTAATAGCTTCCAAGGTTCCAAATTTGGGCGGACCGTTCCATAAAGTGACAAATAAATTTGATGCCAGCGAGCAATACCTAAAGTTGATTCCGAATAGTTCCAAGAAAATGCATCTGTTGCTACATAATCAATGCCATATGGGTCATAGTTATATTTTGCAGCAAACTTTGCAAGTTCTTCCTCAAGCGCCGGCTTATTTAAATGTGCTGGTGTAAATGCGTCCCAGCTAGGAGTTGTTAAAATTACATTTTTTGAATTGAATAATTTTTGTTCCGCGGCAAGAATTAATGAGTTTTGAAGAGCAGCTATATTAATTTCTACCCACGCGTTGCTCAATGTTGTAACATTCCAATTATTTCCGTCCCACTGGAACAATTGATTAGTAGAACGTTTATACCAAAAATCACCAATTTCAATTTCTGAAATTAGTGGAGCATTTGATAAATCACTAATTACCGCGAAACACATTAATTTACCAGTTAAGCTGTTAAACCACAGTTGATTTTTATAGGGTTGTACTGGAGGTTGAGCTCCACTTGAACCAGAAACAATGTTACCGTCAGAACGTACAACTGGAAGATTAACTAGTTGATGTTCAAGCGTTATATTTCTTTCTTGTATTGGTGAAACATGACTGTCATGGTGACGAATTACATAAATTCCAAGTTCAAAATCAAACTCTATTCCTGGCTGAGTAAATGGAGAGATACCCAATACTGGAAGTGTGGCAGGCCAATTTGAAATAGGAGATGTAGTATCACGATAAACGCCAATAACATCAGCTCTGTTTGATCTATTTTCTTCATATGAAGCAAGTAAACGAGCTACTAAATCAGCGTTCGGATCAATAACTGTAAATTCAGATATTTTTGTCGTTGAAAGAAATTCAATTGAATTTAATGCAACATAATCAACCAAAGAATTTATCGCACCTTCATATTGTGCTTCGATAAATGAAATTATTGATGTTGGTGAAAAATCACGCTGATGCGCAAGCGCAACTAAAATGTTAAAGGCCCCATTATAATCTTTAATTTTACCACCTAAGCCAAGATCATGTGAAATTTGACGATAATTATTTCTGCCAAAAGGCGAACCATCAATTGCTATTTGATCCTTTATGACTGTCATAAAATGGTTGACTAAATCACCATGTAGTACGTCACGTCGATTTTCATGATAAGGATTTAAATTTAACTGGTTTGGTGTCATCCACGCACCAATATTTTCAAAATCCTGAGATGGGTGTAGTGGAAAATTTATAACGTTTCCATTTCCATCAGCAGTTACGTATCTAAACCCCTCAATGTTGAAAACACTAGTGGTGATTGTGTCACCGTTCATAAATGGGATTGTCCCAGGTGTCACCAGGAACACGCCAGCCTCAGTGATTAATGGTACATTGACTTGTCCATTGTGTGCAATCCCGGACTTTGAGCCAATCGCAGTAAAATTGGTTGCATCATCAAAGAATAGGCGCCACATTTCTGCGGAAGCTTGCGGATTAAGAGTTATTGAAAGAGTTCCATTGCCAATTCCTTGAATATCCGGATCACTGCATTGAACTGAAATTGGTCCCGGTGACCAGATACTTCTAATAGATGCTCCCTTTTTAAAAAACAATGTTCTTCCATTTTCATCAATTAAGCCTTGTGAAAAAATGAAATTGCCTGATTTATTTGTTTTAACACGTCTAAAAAGGTATTGATCTACTGAATAAGTTTGATCTTCAGTGTAATAAAAAATTGAAGAAACTTTATTCGTAGGAGTTCCATCGTAATAGTAAATGTTAAACAGTGGAATTTGATTTACGATTGAGCGAACTTGTCCTGAAAGCATTTCAATGTCAGCATCGAACTCAATGATAGGACGAAGAGCTTGAACAACTAATTTTTTATCAATAGCGTGAGACGCTACCCAATCATCAAGATCATCTTTATGCACCCAGTAATTTGAAGTAGACCAATCGCTTGACCCATTTGATTCAATAACATAAAACTCGGGTACACAGGCTGGATTCCAATCTAAGGTAGGACGGGTTGTCTCTGGAATTGCTGGAAGAACCCAATAATACTGAGCAAAATTATCAAATTTGTCAAGATTAATTGGCGGAATGAAATTAAATGATTGTTGTTTACTCCACTCGCGAGCGTTATCAATATCTATACCGGCGCTACGCCATTTATTAATAATGTCCGAAAAACCGTAGGAGAATTCTTGCGAACCTACTTTCCAATATGTCATTGGTGACAGTTCGTTGACGACTCTTTCAATTGTTGACTGAGGAACCCAAGGACGAACTTCTGATGAATCTTCTACCTTATGGCCAATTAGCCCGTAAAGAGGAAGTACTTCTTCTTTGGTTAAAAAGCGATTAAAAAGATTTCGCGTAAGCGATAAATTTACCTTGTTTCTAAGATACTGCGGAAGATATCTTGTTAGATCGTGGTAAGGTGTTAAGTAGTCAGTCATATTGAAAGCTCAAAGGTCGCAAATGTTAGCTATGATATATTTATCACAAAAAACATTTGCTCCAAAATGAGCTTTCTTATAGTTTCGCGTACTCGCTTAGTCCTGTCTCAATAAGGTCAGCTTTGCAATCAAGCAAATCACCTGATCCGTCTTGTCGATAATGTTGATTTATAATTTCAATTGCCTTTTTTAATTTTTCTGGTTTATTACAAATAATGTTTTTTATATTTTTTATTAGCAAAAACTTTAAAATTCGTTTTAGAGATGTACAATCAGTGCAACTAAAATCACCGTCAACTGAAGATGGCGCGCCTTGTAGAGATGTCAGTGACGTACAATCAGAGCAACTAAAATCACCAGTTAAATGACAACCTGGTGTATAACCAGGATATTTTTTTGGTAATTTGGATAAATCTGTCCATTTGGCAGGTACTTTAATATTACCTTTATAAGTTGGGATTACATTTTCAAATAATTGATTTATTTTCATTATGTTAGTCTTCCTTGTCTTAATACATCCCGCGTCAAATCTGCTACAATCTCAATATCAGTAATCTTAGCGGCAGATTGCAAAATCTCATCCATACCACACTGTACAGTAAAAAGTGAGCCAAATGAATTAGTTGAGAATACAGGCACAAGTACAACTGAAGAAATTTCAGTTGGAAGACGCTGGTGAATTAACGCGATAAGTTCAGTAGCATAGAAACTATTACCAAAATCCCAATTAGAAATATCAAAATAAGTGTTAATTACATTTAGAACTTCTTGTTTAATAACTTCGGTTGAAAGTTTTGCTGTTGGAGCAATAACAACTTTAAAGCGCGCGCGTAGCTGCGGTTCTGCAAGTTCACCAAATAACAATCTAATTTTTCCTGAGTGAAGGACAATCGTATCTGAAAGCATCTTATTTTCAAGCAGATAGCCATATGACTGACGAAGCTCAAGAGGCGTTGGTGGAACTGGAGGTACAGTTGACAAGCCACGAATATATGAAATTACGTTGTTGTAGTAACCGCTAGTTAAGATAAATGCGTCGTGTATGTTTGATGCTGATGGGTCAATCATATTTGTATGAGGAGCATAATGCTGCCACATAAAATCTAAGTTTTTACGCGTCATAAAGCGTAAATAATTACCAGTTGTATCAACCATTGAACCTGGATTAAAAGTAACTGATGGCCAACCAATAGGAATAGAATCATAATAAATTGATGAAGGTGTAATTGGCACAGTTGTGTACACAAACATATTCGCTGAAAAATTTTCAAACTGCAAAAGCTTATCAGGAATAGTGTCTCCAGATACTGAAAGCTTTAACGCATCTGATGGCATAATTTCAAGTGCGTGAATGTTAATAACGCCATCACCATCAACAACTGGACCAACAACATCATAATTTTCATTATGACCAAGTGGTAATCCATTAGGCTTTAAGTTTGAGCGAAGAACACGAACAGTATCGTACACGCGATCTTTTGTCTCATTATCAAGAATTTGATCGGCTTGATTAAACCAAAACTTTGTATTTTGAGATGATGCCACAAGTTTCAGTGAGCGGTAATGAATTGTAAATCCAATTAAGTCATTTGTAACTGGCGCTAATATTCGCTCGATCCAAAAAATCCACGAAGATATTGGATCAGTAGGATCAAATCCTAAAGAATCTGGATTTGCTGGCAGCGAAGTACCATTTATAAGTTCCCAGTAACCATTAAGATTAAAAGTTGAAATATAATCTGGAAGCAATGGGCCTGCGTAGCCAGCTGGTGGACGTAAAATAAAAGCGTCACCTTGTTTAAGATCAACATTCGTTACTAGAAAATCAATTGGTGAACTAGTGTCAACTAATGAATACTGTTTATCAACAACGCCATTAGAAAGATTGCCGCGAATAGAACTTGTAACATAAAGAGTTTTTTCATCTGCTGCAACTTCAATAGTGAAAACTTCTAACTCAGCAATAGCGCTTGTTATTGAACCAGTTAATGTTCCTGAACCTCGCATTGCTGTTTTACGATTAAAGCGTAAACCAAAGCGTTGCTGAATAGCAACGGTCTGTAAGCGAGACCCACTATCACCATTTACGTAAGGTGTTACACCATCAATTGTTCTTGGTAAGGTATCCTGCCAAATTTTGCCATCATCACTTGAACCTGACGTACCAGCTCCGCTTGGAATTAGCGCGTAAGTAACACCATTTATGGTTGTCAAACCTAAAGGCTCACCGTACCAATGACGATCAAGCGCACCCTGTATCATTGTTTTTTCTAGAAGAGGGATTCTATTATCTTCAATAAAAAGACGACGTGGTGATGAGATAACGCCTATTAAATCAGGATCTGTTGCTGAAATATGAAGCAACATATTCATAATAGAAGTTGAAGAAAGCAGCGGCTCAATTACATTATCAATTAATGAGCGCGCTGAAACACTTGTATTTTGAACTTCAGTAGTTAAATTGTAACGAAGCTGAAGATCATCACCAAACAGTTTAATATTTTCATATGTTCCTGACGCGTCATTCCAATCAATCCATTTTGGCTGGCCAGCAAATGTGCGATTGATTGTAAATAATCGAAGAATTGACTGATCTTTTAACATAAACGTATTATGATCAGCAGCGTTGACCATTCTGTTCTGAGCGTAATATGTAGAAGGCGCTGATTGACGAACATGATCAATTGTTTCAGACGCAGCAGAGTTTTGAATAGCTGATGTAAGTGAAAATGTTAAAGAGCAAGTTTCATTTAAACCTAAATTCGAAGTGTATGAAAATGAAATAGGTTGATTTTGAATTCTATTTGCTTGAATTACAATCGGCTTGTTAATTGATTGACGAGTCCAAATTTGGAACGTTCCAATAGGCATATCACTATAGTCACCATCCCCAAACAACAACTTTACACGATCATTTTCTAATGTTTCAACTTCAAACTTTTTACGATTTGTAGTATTATTAAAAAACAAATTTTGTTCAGCTAACGTACTTACTTGTTCCCAGCGTTCAAGAACATTTCCATTTGTGTCAACACGTGAAAGCCAAACGTCTGTTTCATTAACATTTTGAAGAGCAAGCTCAAGTGTTCTGTTTGGAATCTGAGAACTAATAGTGTAATCAGTTCTAACGAGGCCGCCCTGTTTTACGAAAAGTAAAATTCCAGTGTAATCAGAGCCATCTCCTAAACCATCACTAGAGTAAATAAATGAAAGAGATTGCGATGGATCAGGTGTTCTTTCAAATGGTCCATTTTCATCAATGTCAACAGGAACAATTTCCATTGGAAATTGTTCAGTTCCAGTATCAGCAATAAATGGAAAAACACCATTTACAAATGTTGATGAAATATTTGCAAAGTTATACAATTGAAGACTAACATCGCCAACTTGCACTGACTTTTGAGGTTGCCCAAATTTTCCAGTTAAAACGTGATTTAGCACTAAGAAAAATTGTTCCTTCCAATTTGAATTATTAGGATCATTCCACTTAATCACTGTGTTTGCGAGATTAATACCTTGCGAGTCAATAATTCTTTCTGAAGTAACAATTGATGTTATTTTTACAAGGCCACGGCCTGGAATGTTTCGTGTCACCTTGTATGAAATTAACTTAGCAAGACGAAGAATTGATTGTTTGCGCTGAGCAGTCGTAATAAAGTTTTCATGTGACAGCATATCAACACGATACGCGAGAACTTCTGCTACATAAGCAAACATTTCAAGGAAAGCAATAAACTCAGATGACTCAATAAAGTCATTGAAACTTTCTGAATAGTACAACTTAACGTAATCAAGCAGAGCTGCTTTAACTGTATCAAAATCGTAGGAAACAAATGAGATATTGTTAAACGCCTCGTACACACGTTCCCAAGATTCTGCACTGTAAATATTTCGAATTGCCATTTATTTTAACCGTTTGTCGAAATTTCGATTCGTAACGTATCCGTTACCTTAAATTCAATGTAATAAAGATCTGCTAATGCAAGAATCGCGTTATTATCAGGAAGTGAAACAACTGATATTGCAACAAGTTTAACTCGTGGATCATAATTAATAACTTCACGTAAATCAGCTTCTATAGCAGCTCTAGTGCGCTCATCATTTGGTTCAAACACCATAAGCGGTATTCTAGTACCAAAATTAGGCATCATGAGACGCTCACCTTTTATTGTGTAAATGTGATTTAACAAATCACGCTTTACAGTCTCGATATTTGAGGTGCTAAAACGAAAGCCAGTATCTAACCAGGCTTGCGTTGAAAATCCTCTGTAAGTTGCAGTTGTCATTTACGTCTCGTTTTTTATTTGCTTCAATATTTATCCAAAAAACTATTCACGCCAATTTTGATTTCTTTTCAATTCTGACGTTGGACGTTGCCACGGTTCATGCTCTGGAACCAATGGAGGAGGTACTGCTTTATCAGGACATTCGGGTGAATCAGCAGCTGGACCATTTAGATCTATTGAGGAACCAGTAACAAAGACTCCACCTTCTCCAGTTAGATGCATTTCAGCGCCAGAAGCTAAAAATCCACCATTACCTGTTAAATTCATTTTAGAACATGCTGTTGCCAAAACTGAACCACCGGAGCTCAAATTAAAGTTTCCACCTGATGTTACTCGCGTAACTCCGCCAGATATTAAATCAATAGTGCCACCAGCTTCAAGGTGGATGTTCTGTCCAGCGGTCATGTTAATATCTTTTCCTGCGTGCACAGAAATAGAAGCACCACCAAAAATGTGAATGTGCCCATCTTCATCAAGTTCAATCCAGGTGTTACCGAGGGCAGATGAAATGTAAATACGCTCATTTGTATCGTCTAAAATGACTTGAGCGCCTGCAGTAGTTTTTAGTCGGATTCTACAGTGAGCGTTATCATCAGTCATTATTAACGAGTGGTGACCTGGAGTAACAAAGCAATACGTTTGCGGATCTTTTATTTTTTGAGGGTCAGCAGCGGAAGGTGTATAACCATCGGTTCCATCTTTAAGAGTTTGTGCTTGCGATGCTTGTAGCTCAAAACCACCTCGCGAAATACATTGAGGACTTTCTACTTGATTCTGAAATTGAGCTCGAAGATTTGTATAGGCCGGTTGAAGAGGTTCATAGATATCTGTCCATGGGCCCGGTTGCTTTTGATCATTTACATTACGACCAGCAGGAAGCGAGCGATTGCGATGCAAGTCAAAAAATGAGGCAAAATAAAAGCGGCGGGCGGGGTTGCCGTTGAGTAAAAATACAAGAACTTGAGCGCCAATTTTTGGAATTGCCCAAAAGCCATAAGATGCCCAGCCTTTATTTGGTGCTGCATCTCGTCCAGCTGGAAAATCATTTGTTACTCCAGCTAACGGTGAGGCATACTCTGCCCATGGCAAAGTATCAATACTGTAAGTTTCACCATCTAAAGCTGGACACCAAATCTTACAACGACCCATTTGTGACGGGTCGTCAGTTGCCATTACAAATCCTTCAATTATAAAAGGAAATTGAAATTTTGCATTATCTAAAATATGTTTTTTAGCCATTATTTTTGAGGAACTTTTTTATCGTCTGGACGAGCTTCTAAGTATTGACCGTAAAGGTCAAATGATTTTAAAAAAAGATCTTGTGTAAAATGCCCATCAGAGGTAAAATGATTTTCTACTTCAGTTACCCAGTACCAGCCATTGTAAAAAAATTGTTCTGAAAAAAGCTTTTGATCAGCAATTGAATAAAGATAATCAGCAGGTTGAAAAATGTTAATCTTTACAAAAAGAGGCTCTGAAATTGCTGAGCTGCCGCCTTTGTGCTTTCCTTTATCACTTGCTTCATCAACAGTTGAAATAGCTTTTTTCGCCATTTCATCGACCCACTTACGATGCTGAGTTTTTGAAGCTTGAACTGAGGTTTGAACAGTAGAGTCACTGAAATTCGTAATTTTTGTATAGTCTGCCAAATTTTCACGCACTTTAGTGTGCGCTGGAACAGCAGGAAGAACTGTCATACCTAGTAACTCTGGATTTCCTCTAATCTTAACCTTAGCGTTTACCATTGAGATAGCGTGAATCATACACAGCGCGGCGTGAAACTCTTGAGAATTTCTAAATCGCTGTTCAGAACCAGGTAATCCTTTATTAACTGCGGTAGAATTATTTTGCTGTTCTTCTTTTGAACGAGAAACTGGAATCATTGGCTGTCGTTTACGCGCGTAAGCTAACGTATTTTTTGGCGCAACCTTTTGTTTATCTTCTTGCTCTATTTGACCATTTTTAAATACTGTGGTTGCAGCAAGCTCTCCAATTTTGCTATTATCTTGAAGAGCAAACATATAATCGTTCAGCTTAATATCCATGTGAATGATGTCACTGTTTTTTCCAGAAAAAATATAATCATACACGTAATAATTTGAAGGGGTTTCATTTGCCTTCGGCATATTATTTTGTGTGTCTTCTTTCTTTTTACGCGCTTCTTGAAATCGTTGAACATCTGGTAAATTGTATTCTACTACATCACAGTGTACTAAAATCGTATCATCATCAGATGTTACACTTGATACTGTTTTAAAAATCTTTGCTGTTCCTTTTGTTTTATTTTCAAGCGACGCCATAGCGTTTACTTCAGGGGTCGCTCTTAGCAAAGAATAAATTGCATCAAAAATATTCATGTTAACAGCTGAATTAAAATATTGACCATTAAGCTGTTCAACTTTTCCAGGTTCACCGGATTCTCCTGTAGTGGCTGGAGTACCAGCATAAAGATTTTTAAAGTTTATTTCAGGCGAATTTTCAGGTGTTGTGTCAATCTTAAATGATTCCCAACTTTTTGGAATTGTTATCATGTATTGAACCAAGCGACCATTTTGAAGATCCTTTGACTTTTTTACGTCATCTGAGTTGTAAGCCTTTAAATCAGCATTAAAATTATTAAAATAATCTAACGAAATACGATTAAGATTATTTTCAAGCGATTGAATTGCTGCTCCAAGCGTGCTGTCCTTTGAAAAAATTGTTTTATCAGTATTAAACTTTGCAAATGTTTCTACGGCGTCAAGTGACCCAATTGAGATTGGTAAAAATTCAATCTCATGATCTGAACCACGTTCAGTAACAGTCATGTCTCCTTTAACAAATATCATTGGAATATCAGTTACTTCAATTAACTCAGTTGTATTTTCGTCAGTATGACCTATAAACATAGTATGAAGCAAAAACATCATTCCTGTAACATCAGTTTTAAGTTTTTCATCAACTAAATATTGAAGATAATTTAAAAAGCCAACGCCTGAAACATCAGTTACTTCC